ACTATTACTGCGGAAAACACTTTTACTGATACAGTATTCTTTGACGGAAACTTTAACTTCTCTGTCTCTGGTACGTTTGCTAACAGTGCAATCATTACTGTTCAGCGAAGCACTGATGGATCTTCATGGGTAGACGTAGATACCTTTACTGCTAATGGTGAGTTTGTAGGCTTTGAGCCAGAACCCAATATGTATTATCGTGCAGGATGCAAAGCAGGTCAGTTTGGTGCTACCTCTAGCATTGTCTTGCGTATCGGTGGCAATTGGCGATCTCCTGTTTAAATAATATACACTACAATATACATTGGAGTATACAATGGAATACTTAATTGATTTATATGTACTTGCTACGTCTGTAGTAACCATAGCTAGTGTTATCTGTAACTATACTGACACCCCCAAAGACGATGCGTTTGTAGCTAAAGCGTATAAAATCTTAGAGCAGTTTGCTTTTCTAGGCGGTAAAGCTAAACAATAATAAAGGGATAGAAATTTAATGGCATTTAATTTACCTTCTGCCCAATATTTAATGACAACTAGCGCGAGCGATGCTAATCGCGGCCAATTCCGTAGCACAGGAGGCTTAGGCAGAAAGACGGGTGGTAACTTCCCGATCACTACCGCTGCGGCAGAAATGGTGAACAGTAGTGGTGAGAAAGGTGTTTATTTTGGCCTTGACGCTCAAGACAGCACAGGCGCGACCAACGGCACATCATCGGGCAAAGTGATAGTGGCTAGTTGGCAATTTAACGCACCAAATCGCATCCAAGTTAATACATTAGTGAATAGAGGTGTAGTGTTCCGTCTAGCCAGTGGCACAGGTAATAGCCCTACCGATTTTAGAGAGTTTAGCATTGCAGGCAATGATACCCCTCAAGCCAGCGCACAGGCAGGTGGTGTGACCATGTGCGTAAGCCTAGATGCGACAGGGTTCGATACGTCAGGAGGCACCTATGACCCATCAGCGGCAACGGCTTGGGGTTTTGGTACTAACAAAATTAACCTAGCCGGAAACTCTAGTTCTGCGGCATTCTTTCAGCGCGTGTTTTTGTTTGATAGCGACAAAGGCGCGGCTAATTTACCGACTTTTACAGGAGCGTCTAATTTTACGGATGCGGTTACTGTAGTACAGGGTACTAACTACACCAATAAAATAGGCTCTTGGGTTACTAAATCAGGCACCGCCATTTTCTTACCTTGTCCATTTTCTATTGGAGATGGAAGCACCGCAACTATATTTAACGATAATGCCGCTTCGGTTATATCCCCAAGCAACGCCGCAGACAATCAGAAAAACTTTAGAATAACTGATGATGCAATGAAAGTTTATTTAGACATGCGCGACAATGCGGCTGACAGCGCAACACTCTCTGGAAGCTATACGTGGGGTACGGCGGCAGATTGGGATTTTAATGTCAACAATGCGTCAACGTGTTTGCTCAGTGGCAACTTTACAGGAATGGGTAAATTTAAGATTGGATCATCAGTAACGGCTACGGGTACGTTCGATCTTGACGGCACACAAAAAGTAGAATCTTACGGTGCAACTATCAACTCTATAACTGTGAAGGGACAACTTAAGATTAGAAGTAATGAGGTAACTACCTTTACAGGCATTAATGTCCAACTACTTGCTTTTGATGTAGCAGGAACTTACACCCTAACTAATTCTATAGTTAATGAAGTAACTAATACTTCCGGTGGAGCTGTTATTATTAACAATGTTGGCTCAACAATTACAACCAACACAGGTCCGAACATTACGATAGTTTTACCTGCAAAAAACATATCCGTAACAGGGATTGTTGCAGGCTCTAGGTTAAGGGTTTATAACAAAACCACATCTGCACAAGTTGTGAATGAGGTGGTGTCAGGAACAAGCTACACAGCATCATACGCAGAGGGTGTAGGCTATTCTGTAGGCAATGTATTAGATTTAAGAGTTACTAAAATTGATAAACTAGAGTTTTCCTCTACTGTAGTAGTTGGCTCTACAGGCTGGAACTCTTTAGTGTCTCAAAGCGCAAACCCAGTTTACGCGGCACATGGCGTAAATGGTGCTACTGTTTCGGGAATTTCTTGGGATAGCGGAAACTTGCAGTTTGATTTCAATGATGCAGACAATCAAATTGATGGTGCTGACATTGGGGCGTGGTACTATTATTTTATAACTACAGAGGTTGGTATTGCAGAAGCATTTAAAGCTCTTAACTGGCCGCAAATAAATAAAATTACCAATGTAACTAGCAATGTTTCAATGACGTTTGACAATACTAAATCTACGCCTTTGCGAATTAATAACTGCTGGATAGATAAAGACAATGGTTCTAGCATTATAGCTACTGCTTCTAACTCTATTCAGATTGACCCTCCTGCCGTGTTTGTTGCACAAGCAGGATCTTCGGGTCTGACTCCAGGGCAAGCAACAGAATTAACCGCAGTAAAAGCTAAGACAGACTTGCTTAACTTTACTGGCGCAGATATAAAAGCAACACTTGATGGTGAAGCTGTAGTTACTGATACTGCATCACGAAATGCAAGTAAAGCAGATTTAAATCCGGTAACTGCCGAGCTAGGAAAGGTTGATACTAGCTTACAGCAAAGAAATGTTAATATGTCTGAGCCTGTTAAAAAGAGAAATTATGGACAAAGTGGATTTTAATTATTTAAAGGACTGAGTGTAATGGCAACGGTAAAGGAAGCGTTATTAAAATTAGAAGCTCACGAAAGGGAATGTGCTGTAAGAATGGAAAACATTGAGAAGCGTTTAGAAGAAGGTTCTGAAAGATTTAAAAAATCTGAAATGATGCTGTGGGGAATGTATCCTCTTATCATTGGATTGTTTTTAATTGAAAGGTTAGCTTAATGTTAGAGTCCTTGATTGCCCCTATTACTGGTCTATTAGATAAATGGATACCCGATGCCGACACCAAACAGAAGATTGCACATGAGCTTGCAACGATGTCAGAACGCCACGCGCAGGAACTCAGCGTCGCTCAGATTAAGCTCAACACCGCAGAAGCTAAAGGAAACTGGTTTCAAAGCTCATGGAGACCAGCAACTGGCTGGGTGTGTGTCCTTGGATTCGCAGTTAACTTCTTAATTTCTCCCATAGCCGCAGGGTTTGGTGTTGTTATTCCGCAAGCAGACACCTCTGTAATGATGCCTGTTCTTATGGGTTTATTAGGGCTTGGTGGTATGCGCTCATTTGAACGAGCTAAAGGCATAGGTAAATGAGATACTTTAAACTGTCAGACTTTGATTGTCAGGAAACAGGCAACAATGAAATGTCAGAAGAGTTCCTTGAGAAACTGGATGATCTTAGGCATGTCTGTGGCTTCCCATTCATAATTACCAGTGGTTACAGGGATCCAAGCCATAGCATTGAGGCAAGAAAGGCAAAAGCAGGAACCCATGCTAGAGGAATTGCTAGTGACATACGAATCAATAACGGAAATGAAGCCTACCAGATCATTAAACACGCGCAGTCAATGGGATTTAATGGCATAGGTGTGGCTAAAAGCTTTATCCATGTAGACATTAGAAAGGGAATGCCTGTTGTCTGGAGCTACTGATAAATTATAAGCAAAACGAATAGACGAAAAAAAACGTCCAACTGCTTGAACAGGAGGACGCTTAGAACTTTTTCGTTGAGTGGAAGTACCTCGAAGAAACCCCACCAACTGTGGATATTATACTTGGTTACTACTGACTAAGCAAACTCTTAGCAGTCTTCTTTGATTGCTTAAATGCTTTAGCTGTAGGTGCGCCTTTAGACCCAACCTTACGCATTTTCTCACCAGAGCCAGCCGCTATTCTTTTCTTCTTAGCGTGTATGTTAGCGTATAAACCTTTCACTATTTCTTCAACATAGATTTTTTCTTGCCTTTATGTTTAGCGCCTTTCATAACGCTACCATCTGGCATGACATGGGTTTTCTTTGGCCGACCAGCTTTACTACCGTATGTACCTTTACCTTGTGGCATTCTATTCTCCTACCATTTTGATTTATTAGCCCAGTATGCCGCAGACATCTTACCTTTGGCAATGTTTTTAGCATGACGAGCCTTGAATGATTTGCGTCTAGCCTTCTGCTTTTCAGTAGTGGGATTAGACCCTGCACCTGATACGCCTTGTTGACCATACCGGATAGTTTTAACTTGATCGCCAGACTTGGCAACAACAACGTGAGATTTTGTTGGGTGGCTAGGTGTGCGTTTTGGTTTATTGTAACCAGAGACACCAATTCGTTTTAATAAGCTCTTATCTTTCATAGCTGTATTATAACAAAAAAAGCCCCCGAAAGGGCAAAACAACAGAGGTAATACAGAATAACAATTTAAACTTTTAGTTTGATAGAAGTTGTTAGCGCAACCCTATCAAGATGTTTTGACCAAGGAGATCATCACCCAGCTATTATACATCAAAGTTAGGGTGAAGCAACTTTAATTCTTCTTCCGTTGGTGGTTCTAACCAGATTTCTTCCTCTGCCTCTACCTCTAGCCAGATTAAATCTAATTCTTCTCTAGCATAAGCAGGGAGTGCGTGTCCGTAGATAACTGACTCAACAATAGAATCCATCTTGGCAGGGATTTCACTCATTCCAAATTTAATTGCTCTTGCTCTTAGCTCTTGTAAATATCCAGTCATTGTAGTCTCTCCTCATGGTATTTAATTAAGTCATTGAACTCTTTTAGCATTTCTCTGTAGTCAGCAGTGTATAACTTTTTGATCTTGCGCTTGTCTCTATGCATTTCTCTAACAAAGTCTTCACCGTACATATCAATCATCCATAGCGTGTACTGACCTTCTGCACTGCCATGCTTCATACCGAAACCGTTACATCCTTTGCACTGGGGGTGTACGCACTCCATCTCAAGTGCCCAGTAAGACGAGCTACCTTTGGCTATGTAGTGACCACCGTCACACTCCTTCCAGTGCATTCTCTTATCACAAGAAACACATTCAACCATGCCATATTCATCTGCGGCTGATATTCGTGCTAACTTTTGTATCGCAGTTAAACATTTAGAACGCAGTGTTACGGCCATAAATACTCTCCATTTTAAATAAAAGCCTTTTCATATAAATGAGTTTCTAATCCCAAAAAAAGATCAGACATAGGTAGCATTTGGTGGTACTTCATTTTGCCTACATCTTCACGTTCATTTAAACCATTACTATTTTGTCCTTTTAGCTTTATTTCGCATTCGTCCCAATAATCTTTTTTTCTGTGCCAGCCCATAAACTCGACACTCTTTGCTTGCGTTTCCCCTTTTGGGATTAGCACACTACTAAACACATAGTAATGGCAGGGACTTTTCTTTTGGTACAAGGCGACATGAGTATCATAATCACGCTGACATTTAACAGTTCTTTGTTTGGCTTTAATATCTAACGTTGCATCACCAACCTTAAAGTCATAATGATAAGAAGTCTTTGCTGTATAATCATGCTCTAACATCAATTCATTTAAATAATCTCGAAAAATTATTTCAGCTAAATTACCCACATATTGACCAGTTCCACTTTTAAGAATGGTTTTACTATTAAATGCTGACCCAGATGATTCTTGCCTAGCTTCAGCGTCTTGTTTTTGTGTTGGGAAAAACAACATTTAAACCTCCATTATTTTTTATTTTACCATACCATGTAGGGTATATCATAATTTTCGTTAAACGCTCTGAAATAGCCCTTAGAATGCCTTTAAACAGCATCCTAGACACCCTTGTCCATAGCTTGCTTGGCAAACAATACACCAATGCCATGAGTCTCACCTAAATGTCTTGTTAAAGTTTCAGCTACAGGTGCTACTTCCCAAGTATCTAACTCGCTACTGCTTTCTGGTTTGTTAGGATACATTGCTTTTTGTACTGCCATCCACAATTTATCCATAACACTGCGAGAAGTCCACGGAGTTTCTATTGGATTCTTTAACAGTGGGCTAGTCGTTTGCATTTCAAACCCTGCATTGTTGCACTTGTTTGCTATGTCTTTACAGAAAGCCCAGATAGCATCGTTTTGTTTTATGGTTCTTGGCTTGCCTAACTTGTAATTGAACGTAACGTACTTCTTTTTCTCGTATAGTTCAGTTGCAAACTTAACATAGCTTTCCAAACGCGAGTCACTGTTTACTGTATAACCTTCAGGCATTTAAAATACTCCTCTTTAGCCAATTAGCGCTGATTACTTCTGCGTAAGAGTCAAATTGAGTTACGCGGTGTCCGTCTGTTTTTACTAATTGGTTAATAGCTTTGCTTCTTATTTGTTTTGCACCAAAAACAAGATCAGTTCCAATACGTTTGTTTAAATTATTGATTTTAATTCCAGACAATGCTGATATTTCTTTGTACGTGTATTTTTTATAAGTCTTAAACCCATTTGTTTCTTCGCCCATATAAGTCATTAACTTTTCCGGCACTGATTTTTTGTGGTATTTTTGTGGTTGCAATAAAATCAAGTCATTATCGACCATTATTGTCTTGCCTTTGAG